GCGACCGCTTCGGGTGGCTCGACCTGGATTGTGTCATCACCGGCAACGTCGACCACATCTTTAGCCGCACTGAGCCGGTCGTCCTCAACCGCTACATCCACAACAAACGGCCGGGGCAGTTATTCAACGGGGCGCTGTGCCTCATGGACCGCAACGCAGCGCCGGAAGTGTGGCGATCCTATACCTCAGCGCGGAGGGAAGCAGCGGCCTACGCTGCGCGTCTCAATGAGGCGAATTACATGGTCGGAAGCGATCAGCTGTGGATCAGCCTCATGGCGCCGTGGGCGGCGACGGTCGGGCCGGAGAACGGCATCAGGGAGGCGGGGCTGTTGCGGCGCCGGCCGCCGGATCCTGATGCGAGGCTGGTGCTGTTTTCCGGGGCGCGTGATCCGTCGAATCTGTCGCGGTTTGAGTGGGCGCGGGAGTATTGGAAGTGACCTCCAAAGACCCTGCCCGAGTCAAACTCGCCGCCGTCCGCTATAACAACAAGCGATGGGAGGCGCGCACATTCGGTCAGCGTGATCGACGCACATGGGCGCTGTGCAACAGCCTCGGCAACTACCGGATTGTCCAGTCTCATCGACAGCGCGGCGCATTCCGACACACGACGACACCTGGGCTAATTGGTGGGGAGAGGCCGGTCGATCTATGGGCGGGGCACGTATGGGGGTGGTCGATTTGGGTTAGGCAGTGGAGAGTTCGCCGATGACCCTAACCATCACCACCCTCTACCGCTCCGGCGGCGAGTACACGGCGGCGCATGTCGACAGGCTTGCCGCCCAGGTGGCGATCACGAATCCCGAGGCAGAGTTCGAGCCGCTCTCGGATATGAAGCCGTGGCGCGGCCTTCGCCATTCCTGGCCGCACTGGTGGGGCAAGCTCGAAATGTTCAGAGGCGGGCTCTGGCATGGCCCCGTCGTCTACCTCGACTTGGATACGGACGTGATAGGCGACCTGAGCCAACTTGCGTCAGATTCATTCACCATGCTCTCCGACTTCAACCGCCCTCATATGCCAGCCTCCGGCGTCATGGCGTGGACGGGCGACGGGCCGAGAGAAGTGTACGAAGCCGCTAAGGCTAACCCCGACGCCATTCTCCGATACAACACGGGCGCCCGATGGGGCGATCAGGGGTGGATTAGAGACCACATAAACGAGGCGCCAGAACGCTTCCCTCCTCATTTATGCGTCAGCTACAAGGTCCACTGTCGTCGCGCCCAACAGGTGCCAGAGGGGGCGGTCGTCGTCTGCTATCACGGGCAGCCCCGCCCGTGGCATACTAGCGCGGAGTGGTCTAGCAGGATTAGGGAGGCGCGCGCCCGGTGGCAGCCCTCGGCACCGAGCTAAAGATCGCCCTCCGTCAACTTATGACGGACGTGGGCGAAAATGCGACGTTCCGGCGCGTAACGCAGGGCGCGTATGTGCCCGGCACAGGTGCGACAAGCGGCAGCCCATCTAACGATGATGAGACGGTGCGGCTCATTTTTGTCAATCGGAATGACGCCTTCGCAAACCTGTTCGACTCGCGCCTTGGCGTGACGCCAGTTGAAAAGGGTTCCCGCCGCGCGATTATTCTGGCCGAGATCGCATCAGGTGGCGCGCTGTCAAAGGTGCCAGAGCCGGGCGATCAATTCATCGGCGTGGGCGAGACCGTCACTGTAACGGACGCGCAGACGATCCGGGCGGGCGGCGCGACGATTGCTTATGTGATGGACGTGTCGGACTGATGCCTCTCAAGATTGATTTCGACGCATCCCAGGTCGCCAAGAATGCGAAGGTCTCGCTAGAGACTGCCGCGCGCGAGGTGCTGCAAGACCTCGCCCTTGACGTGATCCGGCGCACGCCGGTCGATACCGGCTTCTTGCGTGGCAACTGGACCGTCAACCTCAATGCCCCTCCGATCGGGCGTGCGGCCGATAGCGGGCAGCCCGAGGTGGCCTATCCCGGCTCTAACAAGTTCCCGCCCGTTGCGCCTCAGACCGCCGCGAGAGTGTCGGCAGGGATTGGCAAGCTCCGCGCCGGGGATACGGTCTATCTCACCAACAACGCCCGCTATGCCGCCATCATCGAGAACGGTAGCGCCAATCGCCGTCCTCGCGCGATGGTGAAATCTGCCGTGGCGAACCTCGACAACATCGCCCAAGAAACGATCACGCGCATCCGGCGCACGATGGGGATGCGGTAATGGCCGGAATATCCGACGTGCGAAACGCCCTAGAGGCGCACGCATTGACCATCGCGGGCGCCCCGTCTGATCTGGCGTGGGAAAACGTGCAGTTCGAGCCGACACCGGGCAATAGCTGGCTGCGCTTCACCCTGCTCCCCGTGAGCCAGCGCCCGACCGACGTGACGGCGACCGGACTGAAACGCATCGACGCGCTGTTCCAGGTTGACGCATTTGTCCCTATCGACACCGGCCCGGCCGCCGCCGAAACGCTGGCCGAGGCTATCATCGCCGCTTACGCGCCGGGCGATCCGTTGACAAGCGACGGCGTTTCAGTTCAGGTAGAATATGCCGAAGTCAATACCTCTGCGGTCTATGATCCGCCGTGGTACTCGGTCTCCGTGACCATCAAAGTCAAGGCGTTCATTTCCTAGCCAGAGTCAGCGCCTATTTTTTTGTCTGATCGCCCCTCAGCCTAACGGTTAGAGAAAGGGGTCAAAGGAGTCAGAAACATGGCCGCATACGGACAAGGATCGCGGAGCCGACTGTCCTACGTCGTGGAGTCTTCGTTCGGCACGACGCCGGGCGGCCCCACGATGCTGTCGCTTCCGTTCAACACGCATTCCCTCGACCTCGTGAAACAGCGCGTGCAGGGTAATGAAATCCAGCCCGACCGGATGCCGCGCGTTGACCGTCACGGCAATCGCAACGGGCAGGGAGACATCACCGTCGATCTGCGCGCTACCGACTTCGATGAGCTGCTTGAATCCGCCTTCCTCGATACGTTCGGGACCTCCGGCGCGGATAGCCTGGTCATCGGTACGACCCCGCAATATCTGACCATCGAAGACGCGCAGCTTGACCTCGGCACGCCGCAATATCGCCAGTTCACGGGCATGACGGTGAGCCAGATGAGCGTCAATATTGCACCTAACCAGATGGTGCAAGCGACGTTCTCGATGGTCGGACAGGACATGGAAATGTCCACGTCTACCCTCGGCACCCCTGTCGCCGCCTCTGGTAACGAGCCGTTCGATTCCTACTCGGGTAGCATCAGCGAGGGCGGCAGCCCTATCGCTATCGTCACCGGGCTTCAGTTCACGCTGACTAACAGTTTCGCTCCGGCCTTTGCGGTCGGGTCGGCAACGGCTGCGCAGCTTGAGCTTGGGCGCGCGGTGGTCGAAGGCCAAGTGACGGCGTACTTCGAGGATGCCGCCCTCATCAACAAGTTCCTGAACGAGACGGAAAGCTCGATTTCCGTCACCCTGGACGACACGACTTCGGGCGAGACGTACACGTTCCTTCTGCCGCGAGTCAAGTACAACGGAGCGTCCGTGCCGGTCCAGAACGAACAGAGCCGCATCATCACGCTGCCGTTCGTGAGCCTGTACGACACGTCCGAGGCGACTAACCTGAAGCTGACGCGAAGCGCCTAATCGGCGCTCTAGTTTGATCCGCCGCTGGGTGGATCGGGGGCCGTCCTGTTGTCGGGGCAGGGCGGTCCCCACCTATCCCCGACCCCGACGACAGGAGTCCCGACATGGACCTTTCCGGCCTTACGGCGCAATCCGATACTGCGCGCATCGACCTCTATCACCCTGTCACTGGCGAGGCGCTGACCGACGACCAAGGCCAGCCGATGTGGGTCGAGGTATACGGCGTAGACTCTGCCCGTTATCGCGAAATCGACCAGAAAATCACTGACCGCAATCTGCAAAAGGCGCTGCGCAGCGGTGGACGCAATGCGGTCTCTACTGAGCAGATCACCGCGCAGGAGTGGGAGCGCCTGACCTACTGCATCAAGGGGTGGCACATCATTGTGCAGGGCGAGGTGCCCGCCTGCGAGCCGATGAAAGTGCGCGAAGTCCTCGAAGCCCTCCCGTGGCTGCGTGAGCAGATCGAGGCGGGCATGAAGGACCGCGCGCATTTTTTCGGGAGCTGATCGACGGACTCCTAGAGTACGCGGCCGGGCAGTTTCGCCGGTCGCGGAGGGAGGGCGGCGCCACGCTGGGCGATCACGCTGCATACCTAAAGGCGCAGGGCATCGAGGTAGACGATGAAGATGCGCCGGAGCTGCCTCCGGTAGAGGTGGCGCATCTGTGGGGGTGGTTCTGCGAGCTTCACGCCGGACGCCAGGCTGGCTTCGGGCCGGGACCGATCACATGGGAAGCCATGTCCGCGTGGGCTGCGCTAACGCATCGCTCGCCTGCGCCGTGGGAAGTCGACGCGATCCGGCAGCTTGACGCCGCGTGGTTGACGGCGGCGCAGGAGCAAGCGGGATAAGGTAAAATCTCCCGACGGCTCAACTAAGGCGCGTGCCGCATGACCGATCTTGTCGACATTGGCTTCCGTGCCAACACCTCCGAGCTTCAGCGCGCCTCGCAGGAGCTTGACAAGTTCGAGCGCGCCACAAAAGAGGCCGCGACGGCTACTGATCGGCTAGGGCGCGAGTCCGAAGAAGCCAGCAAAACCGTTACCCGCACGGCGCAAAGCACGAGCCAGGCCACCGCGCGCACGCGCGGGTTGGCAGAGGCTAAGACGCAGGCAGCGAACGCCGCTCAGAATTATGCGTCTCGGCTGGGGCCGATTGGTGGGATTCTGTCTGCTATGGGGCCAGCCGGATTGGCTGCGGCTGCGGCGATTGGCGGCATCTCGATTGCGATGAGCAAGGCAATCACCGTTGCCACTCAATTTGACCGGATCGACAACACGCTTCGAGTCGCCACAGGCTCTGCTCAGGGCGCCCAATCTGCGTTTGAGTTTCTTTCGTCAGAGTCTTCCCGGCTTGGGCTTAACGTTCAGTCGGCCGGCCTTCAGTTCGCACGGTTGTCCGCCGCTGCGCGCGGGACCGCCTTGGAGGGTCAGGCTGCGCGCGATGTGTTCAGCGCAGTCGCGACCGCCTCGACTGCGCTTGGATTGTCAGCAGAGCAAACAGGCGGCGCACTTACCGCTATCGAACAGATGATCTCAAAGGGCACTGTCTCGGCCGAGGAGCTTAGGGGGCAGCTTGGCGAACGGCTGCCGGGCGCGTTCCAATTGGCGGCGCGCGCTGTCGGCGTAACAACGCAAGAACTCGGCAAGATGCTAGAGCAGGGGCAACTTGCCGCAGAAGACCTTCTGCCAGCGCTTGCGCAAGAACTGAATAGCACCTTCGGGGCGGGCGCCGCGCAAGCGTCGCAACAATATGCGGCGTCGGTTCAACGAGTGTCGACAGAAATCGACCTTCTCCTAAACGCTATTGGGCAAGATGCGCAAGATGCGGTGACGCCTGCGCTTATTTCTCTTGCCGAAGGGCTCAATAGCATCACGTCCGCCTACGGCGAGGCGAAAGGAGCATTGAGCGGAATCAGCGAGTTCTTTAGGTCGATCCCAACCGAGACTGAAGCTGAATTTTTCTCAATGGCGATGGATCAGCTTGCAGGGATGACGACGCTTTCCGGGCAAGCTGAGAACGCTTCGACCGTGTTCGGGTTGCTGAATGAAAAATTGCGAGATTTCCAATTCGCAATGTCGACCGCAATCCCGACTCAGGAAAACATGGCTCGAATTGCAGCTAAGGTTGCCGATGACGTAGAAGACATCATCCCGGCAAGCAATAATGCAAACAAGGCGTTTGCTGCGATTCGATTCGCTACGGCCAACACTACGTCCGCATTGCGCGAAGTCGATGACGTAATGAAAGACCTTGAGTTTTCGACTTCTGATACTGCTTTTGAAGCGATTGACTTTGCGAATGAGGTCGACATCGCGACAATACGAGCGATTGACTTAAACGACGCGCTTGAAATATCTAACGAGGTGCTGCGCGACACACGCGACGGCATGTCAGACACCACAGACGCCGCGATTGAGTATTGGGCATCGCTAGATCGCGTTGCTCAAAATACAACGATGGTCGACGGCGAAACCCGACTGCTGCAAGAGCAGCTTGAGGCGCTTCGGTCGAGTGGGGTTGAAGGATACGAGGCGATCATCGCCCAACAAGAACGCTCTGCCGCAGAAACGCAGTTGGCGACGCAGCTTGTCAAAGAGCAGGGCATCAGCATAGAAGAGGCGCGCATTATTGCGGAGCGCCGCGTTGCTACTGAGGCAAGCGTCAACGCAGAACTCGCCCGCCAGCGCGCGCAGATGCAGGAACAGACGACGCTCGCCAGCATTGTGCGCGGCGCCGCCGAGGAGGCGGGCCGAGCCATTCAGCGCAGCTTGTCCGATAGCTTTCGCGACGTGCTCGACGGCAACATCAAGAGCTTCCGAGACTTTTTCTCGTCGGTGGTCGACATCGCCAAGAACGCAGCGGCGCAGATTGCCTCTCAGTTTGTCATGTCCAACATCACCAGCTTCTTGCGCGGTGGGGGAGGCGTTGGGCTTGGCTCGTTCCTTTCTGGGGGTGCGGCGGCGGCTGGCGGTGGGGCTGGTGGCAATCCTCTGGCCGCAGCAGCGAGCGTGCTCGGAGCAGGCGGCCAGCTAGGCACCGGCCTTAGCGGAGCAGGGCTAGGATCTGGCTTTCTCGGAGTCGGCGGTTTGTTTCAGGCGGGCGGAGCGTTTGGCGCGGGCGGCGGTGGTCTCGCGCAGGTCCTTGGGCTCGGCTCGCAGGTAGGTATTCCGGGCGCGCCAGGGTCGGGATTCGTGGCGAGCGGGCTCGGCACTGCCGCCAACTTCGCAGGCGTCGCCGCTCTAGGCGCAGGCGGAGGGATGTTGTTGGCCGACTTGCTCGGCAATCAATCCGCCACGGGCGGCGCAATTGGCGGTGGTGCAGGCGCTGCGCTCGGGTTTGCTGTTGGCGGCCCCCTGGGCGCGCTGGTCGGCGGCGCTTTGGGCGGGTCTTTAGGCAGCCTGATTGGCGGCAAGAAAGACAAGGGCTCTTTCGCCCTCCAAACCGGCGGAGGCGGCTTCACAGGCGGCATCAGCCAACAATCCGCATTCGGCACCATCGGCCTCGGGCGTGGCACTTCTGACATCGGCGGCGACTTGGCGGGCACGCTACTTGGCGCCGTGGCGCAGGCGGATCAACTAGTCGCGTCTGCTCTGACCGAAAGCCAGATTCGTGACGTGCGCAATGCGCTGCAAGGGTCGGGGCAATTGGTGCGGACGGGGCGCGGCAACAAGTTCTTTGAGCAAGCCTTCGGCAAAGCAATTGCGGATCGCTTCCTTACCATCTTCGAGGCGCTGGGAATTTCCGCCCCGTCCGGGCTCGCCAGTCTTGCCCGAAACGACGGCACGGCCGGGAGCGCCACGGCGGGCGACGTGCTCGGACTGGCGCTGCCGGCGCTCTCGCAAGGGCTCGGGCTGGATAATCAAGCGTCGTCGTCCATTGTCGATCAGCTATCCGGTGCGTCCGCCCCGTCGTCCGACTTGCTCGGCAACATCGGCACGGAGCTGGTGGTGGGCAACCAGATTCAGGAGAGCAACGGCCGCACGCTGCGCGAGATTCGGAATGCGATTGACGAACTGACGAGCGAAGTGCGACGTGGTAGCTCTGCGGCATTGACTTGATCCGCTTCCCATTAGCCCTTTCCCCCGGCACACGAGGTAACGCATGAGCACGGTTTGGCTCATCAAGGCAGAACCCTACGACCCGGCATCGTCGGGCACTGTCGAAGTGCTTTGGTCGCTTGGGTCAAAAACGCCCAAGTATGACGGGAAGCATTGGCCCGCGAGATTAATTGAGCCGCCTCAAATCTCCGCACGATTGTTTGAGCGCGATCAGGTACTAAGCGGCGGATCGTTTGGCGCCTCTGCGCCGCTCCGAGTCGCCATCGGCGAAGGCGGCGATGACGACGATTGGCGCACCTACAATTGGGAAGGCCGCGACATCACCATCTATCGCGGCGAAGAAGGCGATGCGTTCGGATCGTTCACAACGCTTGTCACGACGACTGTCCAAGAGGTCCGCTGGTCTCGCAGCGTGTTCGAGGTGAGGCTGGGGAACTTTTTGGAGCGATTGCGGCAGCCGGTGGCGCTTTCTCGGTATGCGGGGACGGGCTCGGACGAAGGCGGTGCGGACCTGAAGAACAAGCCGAAGCCGCGCGCGTTTGGGAAGGTTAAAGCCGCTGAGCCTGTCCTGGTTGACGAGCAAGCGCTCGTCTATCAAATCAATGACGGAGAAGTTGGCGGGATTGATGCTGTGTATTCGGCGGCTCGCAAGCTGACGTTCAAATCGGATACCTCAAACCTTTATCAGTTCGCGCCCGTTCGACAGCAGGTAGAACTATCGACCTATCAAGCCAACGGATCATTTTCTCGCAATGGGTTGCATTACTACAACATAGATAGTGGGAATGTAAATCACTTTGCTTTGACGCGACCCTTCGACTGGCTCACAGCGCAACTGCGTTCGTCAATTTCGCTTTCTGTGGTGGTGCCCGGCATTATTTCGCCAGCTACGGCTGACGTAGCCATATCAAAGGACGGAGATGTCTTATTCATTGTGGCATACGGGCCGAGCGGTGGGTACGTATACGGGGTCACCTTGGACTTCAACTATCAGTTAAATGAAGTATTCGGGCCCGCGGCAAGCTATGACTTCACGGCGCAGGAACCGTACAGAACAACATACAGCGACTTCCGTACGGTCCGCGTGTCGAATGATGGCACAAAGCTCCTCTTCATGAGGGTTGGTGGAGTCGTCGGCATCCCGACGACGCCGACAACATCGTACACTATTTTTCAGTTTGAAATGTCAACTTCTCTTGATGTTAGCACGATGAGCTACACGGCAGGAGATTTTATCAGTCCGGGTTCTTTTGGGTCTTATATATCCTATGATGGAGCTTTCGCGTTTGACCTATCGCCCGACGAGCTTACGATGTTCATCCACTTTGCAGATGGGAGTATTTTTTCCAATTATGGCATCACAGAGGTGTCACTGTCCGCAGCGTCCGACATCACGGGCTCTAACGCTCTTGTGACTCAGGACCAGTTTATCCCTCGCTCCTTGTTGAGGCCGAGCGGCGGATTCACAGTTGTGACCAACGCTTCCAGCGACATGACTGGGTTCTTGTTTGGCTCATTCCCTACTCAAGGCGGGGCTGTCGGGGGCATTGTAGAAATTCGCCTGCCTTCTGGCGACACTGCCGATGGAATCACCGGAGTGGTCAATGTTAACGAATACGTCACGAACGAAAGCGATGGCACCTTGATGGTGAGCGCCGTCCCCTCCGGCGTTATCCACGTCGACCTATCCACGTCAGGCGGCGACCTGGATACGTCAATCCTCTATAGCACGCCCGGCGCGATTATTGAGCAGCTTTTGTTGCAGGAGCTGGACGCTGGCGACCTTGACTCCACCTCTTTCACGCAAATCGAAACCGACATCAATGACGACATCGGTTATTACATTGGCACAGAAAGCAAAACCATAGGGGAGTCTGTGGTCGATATTGCCCGTAGCGTTGGCGCTGCGATTCGGCCAAACAAAAACGGGAAGATAGGTATAGCTCAAGTTAAAATCGGCACGCCCGTTACAATCATAAACGAGTCAGACATTCTAGAGGGATCGTTTCGGAGGATTGAAGCACCTGACCGAGTATGGAAGGCCCGCGTCGGGTATGAATACAACTGGCGGCCGCTGCTAGGCTCTGAGGTGGATGTTGACCGTGCAGATTCGACTGACGTTCAACGGTTGCGAGTCGAGCAACGCGAGGAATCCAGCGAAACGTCCAGCATCCAGACCGAAAGCCTCACTACGCGCGAGCGATCATACACGGGGTATTATGCGGATAGCGCGGACGCTTCGGCTGAGGCGGCGCGGCGCGTTACGCTACTCGGAGAAAAGCGAGACATCTATCGCTTCGACTTGAAAGGGCAGTCTTTCACGCGCCAGGTTGGTGAAACGGTTACGCTAATTCATCCCGACACGCGCACCCCGGCCGGACTCGATTGCATTGTGTCAAGCGTCGAAGAAAGAGGCGACGGCGAAACAAGGCTAGAGGTCTGGGGCTGATGCGCACCGAGAGCGAGACAAACGCACATGGCTAACCTCCTGATAGGCTGGTCCGACTGGGGCGATGTCGCGACCATTGACGAAGTGTCTGCCGAGACCACGAGCTTCGAGGGAACGCAGGTTCAGGCGACGCAGCCGACCGACTATTGGGAGGCGGTCAGCTCGACGCCTTACATCGTCTTTGACCGTGGTAGCGCGCAGACTTTCAACGTCGTGGCCGCGCTGTTCACGAACATGGCGAGCGGCGACACATGGCGTGTGCGTACAGCCGACACCAAGGCAGGTCTCACGTCCGCCCCGGACTACGATTCCGGCTCTGTGTCCTTCCGCGTCGCAGGCGATGACGACACTTGGGATCGGCACCACGGCTTGATCTACCGCAGCGCGGGCGAGACGAACCGTTGGGTACGCATCGACTTCTCCGTCGCAGGCGGAACGCTCGAATGCGGGCGAATCATCATCGGTAACCTGTTCCAACCGACCAGCAATGACAGCTATGGCCGCGCGTTCGGGCCGCAGGACCCGAGCGATAAATCGCGCACAGATGGCGGTGCGCTGATTGCGGATGACCGCACGCCGTTCTTGACAGCAGACGTGCGCTTGAGATTTCTATCTGAATCCGAGGCTTACGGTTCCGTGTTTGATCTGTTCCGGCGCCGTGGCACCCGAAATGACGTGCTGTTTATCGGAGACCCGGAAGAGTCGACCTATCTGATGCAGCAGATCATCTACGGCCAAGTCACGCGGCTTCGGCCGCTGTCTCTGCCTCAGTTTGGACGGTATGAGGCGCGGTTGACCATCGAAGAAATGCTCTAATCCTCAACGTGGCCGGGCCCGCAAACTGCGTGCGTCATTTCGTGGATGATGAGCCCGATAGCGGCTTTATCTGATCGGCTGCGTGGGAGCACCGCATGAGCGATGTTTTGCTCACGGTCATACCAGCCCGTTAAATTGCCGTGTGGATTCCACGTCTCGCCTCCTCCAGCTGCTCGCCGCGCTTGCGCCACTCCATTAGAGTGCGGATGCAGGCGCACCGTCAGATTGACGGGGCTTGTGGCGCAGCTATTCGTGAGCGGGGTGGTGGTCGTGGCGTAAGGGTCAACGCTCGCGCAACCTGCAAGCGCGGCAAAACCTGCCGTGACTAGAAAGGTTCTCATCTTGCTCATTTGCATGATCCTCTGTAGTTGTAGGCGCCCCGTTCTCGCCGGGGCCACACGGACAGAGCCTGACTAACGGCTAGGCTCGCGCCTTGACTATCCCCTCGACCCACCGAGGTTAAGAGCGTCGCCGGAGGAAATCGCCATCTCTGTCTGCGGGTGTTATGCCGACCGCCCGCTGCGGCCCCCCGTATTAGCCCCCGGGGGAGGGTGAGGATCTAAGATTCGACCAAAGGCAACCCCTCACCATTTCATCGTCGCCATGCGCCAGGCCATCGCGCGCTCGCGCTTGCGTCGCCAATACAGCTCGCGCCTGTAGGCTCGGCGCTTAGTCCACGCCTCGCCTCTCCTGACCGGCTTGGCGCCAGATAGGCATCCGCAGGACGTGGCAATCCCGGCGCGCAGGTTTCGTCCGACCCTCGATACCTGGACGCCACAATCGCACCGGCAGCGCCAGCGTGCGCGGCCGTGAGCAGTGGCGCCGTCGCGTTCGAGAACGATCAGGGCGCCGAAGCGATGGCCGGTTAGGTCGATGGGTTTAGGCATCTTGTCCGGTCCTGGGTTTTCATCACTTCGCCATCACCACTTCATCCGGGCGAGGTTGACCGTGGCGGCATCGACACCAGGCTCGACCTTGCTGCGCTGTCGCTTCTCCGATGAGTGCTTCCCTTTTCGGCACGAGTTGCACACGCGCCCGTATTCGCCGTCATACTCTGGCTTCGGGCGAAACGCTCCGCATTTCTGGCACTTGCGCTCTCGCCTGGATTCGCGGAACAGACAGCCGCATGATCGTGTATCCCCGACGCGGAGCGACTGACTCATCACTAGCGCCTCAGCCCCGCAGTCGCAGAGGCAGTGCCATTGCGCCTCGCCTCGGTCGGTGTTCGGGCCTCGGCGGGTTACGGACAGGCGCCCGAATCGCTGGCCGGTCAGGTCGATCAGTCGGGCCATTACTTCGCCTCAACCATCGCCCGCTGCGCCCCTTCACGCGCCTGTCGAATGGCATCCTCGGGCGACGACGCCCAGCCCCACCAGCGATACTCCGTCAGCGCCAGGTACGGCTCCGGCGTTTTCTTGGCGAGCTCGGTCCGGTCCCATCCGTCGCGCAGCATGGGCGGGGCTTGTCTCGACAGCGGAGCGCTCGCAGCAGAGGGCTTGATGAAAACGCCGTCGCCATTGGTGGGGACGGAGACGTAGTAGATCATTGGTGTTTCCTTTGGTCAGGGTTATCAGGGACGAGGGTCAGAATCTTGGGTCGGGATTGTCGGCCAACTCAGCCGCCAGCATCACGCCCGCCCGGATGGCGCGGTGGGCCGTGTGCCCGGCGTTCAGGCGAGCCAGTGCCTGCGCCTGAGCGAGCACGATATGGGTCGGGTGCGCGCCGAGGGTGCGGGCCTTGCGGGCGACGATGGCGCGGACGGCTTCGTGGCGGGTGAGGGTGATGTTGTTCATGCGGATGCCTCCGTGTTCATGTACTCGTCGTGCACGCGCGCTGCGTTCTCGATCGACAGCACCGCGCGCAGCCTATCGGCGGGCTTCACACCGCGCATCGCTGCGTGCGTGTTGGCGCGCATGATTTCGTAGTCGCGGAACGTGTCCGCCGAGATTTCGCCAGCCAGCCGCTGCTCGAATGCGCGGGCGTACCCGCGCTGTCGATTCTGCTGGCCGGGCTCCAGATACCAGGGTTGGCGGTTCATTTGTCAGTACCCCATCATTCGTGCGGCGATTGCGGCGGATGCCTTGGCGGCGGCAAGCGTGGGCCGGTATCCGCCTCTTCGCATAACCGTGCGGCCTTCTTCATCGATAGCCGCCCAAATGCCCCACGACCAAGGACGCAAATCGCCATCAAGCCCGCCGTCGTCATAGCAGACGATGGCTTGATAGACGCCACACGGCAGAATCACATCTGCCGCGTATTCGCTCTCGTTCTGGGTTGCCGTCCAATTTAGTCGCATCTTCCTTCCCTCTCAACGCAGCCCCATCGGCCACACTCCGAACTCTACCAGCCCCGCCGCCCCCGTCTAGCAAAATCGACCAGAATCCGATCACGACCCGACGAACGGTAGGCTATCCGCTCAGTGGCGCTGTGGTACGGTTAGCGTCCCGACAATGGCATAGGGACTAAGAGCCATGACCCTACCCGACGACCTGAGCGACCGCATACCCGTGGCGAAGATGCCGCCCTTTGACGAGGACTGGGGAGAGGACTGGGGGCCAGACCCCGCTCCGTCCTCTCCAGACCCCATCAACCCGCCGCACTACGCACAGGGCGACATCGAGTGCATCGACGCCATGCGCGCGTGCTCGACGCGAGAGGAGTATGAAGGGCACTTGCGCCTGACCGCGCTCAAGTACATCTGGAGGCTGCGGGACAAGGGGTCGGCGGTCGAGAATGCGGAGAAGGCGCAGTGGTATCTGGCGAGGTTGGTTGAGAGTTTGGGGTCCGACAATGCGTGAAGATTATCAAGCCTTCGTCGCCGGCAAGGCATTCAAGGAAGTGCTCGCCGGGTTCACGCCATCGGCCATTGACGCCCCGCTGTTTGACTTCCAGCGCGCTATTGTCGAATGGGCTTGCCGCCGTGGGCGCGCCGCTATCTTCGCAAACACGGGCCTTGGCAAGACGGCCATGCAGACGACGTGGGCGCGGCTTGTTTCCGAGCACGAATCTCGTCCCGTCCTGATCGTCGCGCCGCTGTGCGTTGCGAAGCAAACCGTCAGCGAGGCGGCAAAGTTCGGCCATGACGTGCGATACGTCCGGTCGATGCCTGCCGATCCGATTGGCCTCTACGTCACGAATTACGAGATGCTGGACGAGTTCGATCCGGCTGCATTCGCAGGGATCGTGCTGGACGAGTCGAGCATCCTGAAGAACCGCGACGGAAAGACCCGGCAGCGCATCATCCAAGGATGGCGAGAGGTTCCGTATCGGTTGTCCTGCACCGCCACCCCGTCCCCGAATGACTACATGGAACTCGGGAATCAGGCTGAGTTTCTGGGCGTGATGGGCATGGACGAAATGCTCGCCATGTTCTTCACGCACGACGGCGGCGACACGTCCAAGTGGCGGCTCAAGGGCCACGGGCGTCGCAAGTTCTGGGAATGGATGGCGACTTGGGCGGTCACGATCCGCTCGCCTGCTGATCTTGGCTTTGATGCGTCGGGCTACGATCTGCCGCCGCTCAACATGCACGAGCATTCTGTCCCGACGAATTACGGCGACGAGCTGTTCCCGTCGATTGCGCAGACGCTTTCAGAAAGGCGCGAGGCGAAAAAGGAAACGCTAGAAGCCCGCGTCGCCAAGGTTGCCGAGAAGGTGGCTGCCGAGTCGTCTGAGCCGTGGCTTGTCTGGTGCCACACGAACGATGAAAGCGCGGCGCTGTGCGCGGCGATCCCAGGCGCGGTTGAGGTCAAGGGTGCTGACAGCATCGACCAGAAAGAGCGTGCCATTGAGGGATTTCTCGAAGGATCGGTGCGCGTGCTGGTCACGAAACCGAGCATCGCCGGGATGGGGCTCAACCTTCAGCACTGCGCGCGCATGGCATTTGTCGGGCTGGATGACTCGTTCGAGCAAATGTATCAGGCCGTCCGGCGTTGCTGGCGCTTCGGCCAGAGTCGCCCCGTTGATGTGCATATCGTGACGGCCGACAGCCTCGGCGCGATCAAGGCAAACGTCGAACGCAAGGAACAACAAATGCAGGAAATGCAGGCGAGCATGGTCGAGCACATGCGCGCATTCATGGATAAGGAGGTGCGAGGCGTGAGCAGCGAGAAAAGCGAATATGTGCGCGACGTGGCAGAAGGCGAGGGCTGGACGCTGCACCTTGGGGACTGCGTAGACGTGCTGTCCGAGCAGCCGGATGCAAGCGTCGGATACACGGTGTTTTCCCCGCCGTTTGCCAGCCTCTACACCTACAGCAACTCTGACTTTGATATGGGGAACGTCCGCGACGATAACGAGTTCGCGCAGCAGTTTCGGTTTCTCGTGGACGAGCTGTTCCGCGTCACGATGCCGGGGCGCTTGCTTTCGTTTCACTGCATGAACCTGCCGACGAGCAAAGCGCGCGATGGTTACATCGGCGTCCGCGACTTCCGTGGCGAACTGATCAGAATGTTCGAGACGGCGGGCTGGATTTTCCATTCCGAGGTCTGAATTTGGAAAGACCCCGTGACCGCTATGCAACGCACGAAGGCGCTGGGCCTACTGCACAAGACGATCCGCAAGGATTCGGCCATGAGCCGGCAGGGCATCCCGGATTATCTGGTGACGATGCGGAAGCCAGGGGATAACCCGGAGCCGATCAGCCACACGCCCGAACAGTTCCCGGTACAACTCTGGCAGAGGTACGCCTCGCCGGTCTGGATGGACATCAATCCGACGCGGACGCTGGCCTATCGCGATGCACGCGACGACGATGACGAGCGCCACATCTGCCCGCTGCAACTCGACGTGATTGAGCGGGCGCTGGACTTGTGGAGCAAGCCGGGCGATCTGGTGTTGTCGCCGTTCGCGGGCATCGGCTCGGAAGGATACTGCGCGCTTCGTGGTGGTCGTCGGTTCGTCGGGGCTGAACTCAAGCGCAGCTATTGGGAAGTCGCGCGTCAGAACCTTGAAGCGGCCGGGACTGATACGGTCGACATGTTCGCTGTCGGAGGATGCTGACATGACCCCCCCCAAAGACCAAACCCCAACCCCCCTCCACCCCGACCGCTCCGAAATGCTCGAAGCTCTCGATTCACTCACCAACGACATCAAGGCGGGCCGCATACGCGGCCTGCGCTTGATCTGGGACGATGGCGAGGGCGTCGACTATGACACGCTCGGGACCTGGGATCGTGGCGGGCTGATCTATGCGATGAAGGTCGCGACGGCCGTGGACGAAGAAGCCGACCGGCTGGACCTGGAAGCGGAGATTGCGCTTTTGCGGAGTGCTGTTGAGGAGGGCTAGCCTTCTCGCGCCAAGTTCCTTTTGAGCGCACGACGAATATACAAGGGGAGCGGTTGCTCCCCTTTTTTCCATGCCTGCCAGGTCGAGACCTTCACCCCGAAGATTTTAGCCGCGTCGGCTGCCGAGCCGTGGATGTGCTCGGCGGATTCGAGGAGGGACTGGTCAGACATGGTGGAGCTCTAGACGGGGGATGGTGCGGGGGAATATATCATGCTTGGAACTCCTTCCCCTCTCGGCTGATGATCTGCCCGCGCATATCCGTCGGCGCGTCGGCGTGGTACTCGAGTATGTCGCCACCTGCCACCACGGGGGCGCATCACCCGCGCATATCCGCCGGCGCGTCGGCGTGGTACTCCCCGCCCTTGAGGGCGCACGCCCGGCAGGGGCTGCAGCGCGCTCATGCGAGCGGTCCGCTGCACCGCTGGTGCCGGGCGCGTAACTCATTGGTTTGCCGTGTCCGCCTCGGCGTCACCACCGGACCGCTCGATCGCCAGCGGCGCCGTGCGCATGAGCCGGTGCGCGAACAAGCGGGCGTGCAGATCGACCTCCAGCGTCTTCGTTGCGCCATACAGCGCCTTGGCCTCTGCGGCGCCCTGATCGACGTTCACGCCACCCCCGCGGATATCGTCGGCCAGGCTCAGTTGGCGCTCAAACACCGAGCGGAAGTTCCTGGGGTCGTCCGAGACGTGATCATATCTCACGATTTCATCGCTACTCATGCTGCGCACTCCTGTAGTTGCCGCCGAACTCGGCGAGATGCCTTGCGGTTCTCGACCGCCAGATTGCCGACGCTGAGCGCGTCATGCGTGGCACGCGTCAGCGGGATACCCGCCTCTGCGGCCTTGTATTCGATCATTGCCGCGCAGCCGCTCAGTCCCTGTGCCAGCACGGCCCGGTTAAACGACGCCTTCAGCTCGACCGCGCCGCCCCATTCGTATTGATCGCCGCGACCGGACGCGAGAGCGCCTGAAAGGTCGGCAGGCACCAACAGGTCAATCGCGCTCGCGCCCGCCACTAGCCTCGAAGTCCACTCATGCAGCGCTTCGCGCCGCTGCCGTCCCGCCCTCGCTTCCAGGCGCGCCTTCTGCCGGCGGAGGGCGGCGTACTCGACAGAACCGCGTGGCAGCTCGGCCATGCGCTGCTGGATCGACTCGATCCGCCGGTCGGGCGGCGGCAGTCCTACGTCCGACGCGAGAACGGGCAGGCCGTTGACCCGCGCGAAGCTGTCGATGCCGTCCAGCACCACCACGAGCGGTCGGTCGCCGGCGTCTCGGGCGCGCTCGATCTGGCACCCCACGGACAGCCACCACGCTCCAGAATGCCAGCGTATGTCGGCGTCCGTGAGCTTGGTCGGGTCTCCAGGGAATTTGCCCCGAGCCACGATGTCACCGTCGACGCCCTTGAGCCGTAGCGCCCAGCGGGTGCCGCGCTGATGCGTCAGCTTGCATCCCGAGGCGAATCGGTGCGGCAGCCAGGTCTGTTCGCCACGGCGATAGGACCGAAATCGCGGATAGCCCGACTGCGACCCCGCGCCCTGTTTCGCCCGGCGGAAAAACGCATCGAACGCCTTCGCCAACGCGTCGGCCACGCGCCTCGGCGTCCAAGTCGAAAGCGCCTGCCACTCGGGATCGCATGCCAGAAGCTCGCTGACCAGATAGCCCATGTCGAAGCCGCTGAGATGCGACTTCGGTCCCAGCGTGTGCCTGCCTGCGCGCGTCTCCACGACCCGCACACCTCCGTCCCCGTGACACACACCGCGCTGGCCGCGTGTGCGCCGGTACTGCTCCTCCTGCATATGTAGCAGGGCGTTCCAGAGCTGGCCGACCAGCCTGCAGTGATCGCGCAGTGCGTTTTCTTGCCACGGGTCCGGGTGGAGCTTGAAGGTGTATCGGCGATTATTGGCCATCACTCACACCCCACCCTTCTCGTCAGCGCGGAGGGCGGCGATGCGGGACTTGTCTTCTTCGGTCTGTTCACTTCCGTCGATGCTCATCCCACCACCCCCACCACCACCAGGGCAGCGACAACGGCAGCGACAATGGCAGCCACAATGGCAGCGACCAGCAACACACCGCGCAGCCCCTTGCGCCCTGCGATGCGTCGGCGGGTCTCCCACGCCTCGGCGTGCTTTTCTCGGTTCGTGCTCATGCCGCCGCCCCCCGATACACGTACCGAAACATCACCGAATGCACGGTTGCCGGACGCACGCCGAAATGCGCAGCGATCTCGGGCACCTCGTACCCGCGCGCCCACATGGCCAGGAATTGATCGGTTCGCTTGCTCATAGCTTCCTCCTTATCAAGAGCCCCAACCCTACCCCATCCGCGCCGAGAGTTGACTACCGTTCGTCGCCTCACTACTTCCTCAACAGAGCCTCGACCTGAGCGCGCGCATCGTCACAGCCACGCCCGACGATGACGGTATGGCCGATGCTCTCTAGGTACTCGATGATGGTTTTCTGATCAGCCGATAACCTGCCCCCCTTGGATCGTTTCATCTCTACCCATAGGCTCCACGCGGGCACAAACATATCCGGCAGCCCAGCGACCCCGCCCTCGACCTTGATTCGCGCCGCTGCCGTTTTCGAGCGATAGCCTCCGTTAGGGATGGCGGCGATCAGGGTGTCGGGGAAAGACTTGCGGAACCAGGAGACAAACTCCCGCTGCTCCTCGTGCTCGGTAGGGATGTAATCATTCTTTGGCTGGCGGGGTCGGGGCATGGTGCGGGGGCTCGTGTTAGTGGATCGGGGCGGCTTCAATCAAAACCTCATCAAAAGATGGCGGGCGGTAAACGTCTGATCAAAAAGGAATCCAATACACAAACCTCGCGCACTCATTCTCCCGCGTCAAGAAATCCACAGGCGGCGCCTCATTGAACGCATCACACCAGCCGTCGTCCGTCATGTAATCGCACCGCGCGCAGTTCTGCGGCTCTTTGCGAGCGCGTTCGGCAGCGATAACCTTGGCGGCTTCGGTGCCGTCTTGGCCGTCGGGGCGTTGGGTTAGTTTTCGGCGGGCGTAGGTCATGCGGCTACCCACCAACCATACTCGCGGTCATATCGGCACACGCCGCGCTTGCGATACCGCTGGCACAGCCGGCGCTGCGCTTCGGCGACGATCCAATGCTTGTCGGCCGAGTCTGGGACTGCACTCAACAGCACGAATTGGACGTCACAAGGCGCCACGCGGCGGCCCGCGCCCCACTCCTTTGCCATGTATGCCTCTGCCGGTTTCGTGTCAATCTCGTGTCCTGCTATCTTCATGCCGCCTCCGTCTCAGATTGATCCCCAAAATCCCACCGAATCACCCGCTCATACTTCCCCTCGGGCTTCACCAGAATGCGCTCCGGCTCGGGTATGTCCATGCTCAACACCTCCTCGACCGTCTCCGGCAACTCCAGCCCCATCGCGCGCCACTGCTGCTCCGTTTTCCGCCGCGCGTATCCCTCGTGCTCCGGGCACCACCAATGACTGATCATGCGGAGGCCGCAGCGGTATGTGACCCTAACCGAATCAGGCTTGCCGGGTTTCTGGTGTCGAGAGTAGGTCACGCCACTAACGGTCAGCCATTCGGGCTTGATCTGGTGCGACATGACCGCGCCACCGTAAGCGGTCGCGTCGTGGTTAGGCTCCGGTTCTGGCCACAGATAGCCGCAATCGGGGCACTCGCGCGCAGACAGATGGACTATGGAATGACACTTCGGACACGCCTTGGCGGGCATCTCGCCCTCGCCTTGCCCAGAGCCCGGCCGCTTCGGCTTCACGTCGTCAATCGGACCGTGACGCTCCACATTGCCGCCGTAGTCGAGCAGCAGCGCGTTTTCCTTTCCTGGGTAGGTGCGCATCAGTCGCCCGACGATCTGTACATAGAGCGCCGTCGAGGCCGTCGCTCGCAGCAACACGCCCATGTCACAGATCGGCGCATTGAATCCAATCGTGAGCACGTCGCAGTTAACGAGACAGCGCAGGCGCCCGGCGCGGAATCGCTCGATCAGTTCAGCGCGCTCCGTTTTGTTCGTGCCGCCCGTGATCGCCTCTGCATCGACGCCCATATCGCGGAGCATGTCGCGGATGTGCTGGGCATGGTCAACGCCCGCCGCAAAGATTAGCCACGCCTTTCGGTTCGCCCCATAGGACACGATTTCGCGACAGGCCGCTTCCGTCAGGCTGGTTTTGTCAAACCGCTCGGCCATCTCCTTAGCCACGAACTCACCGCCGCGCTTGTGAACGCCGGACAAGTCCGCCACCTCCGCGCCGCGTTTGCCTACCACCTCGCATAGTTCGCCACGGTCGAGGAGCGTGCGGACAGGGATGTCATAAGTCACGGCATCGAACAAAGCGCCGTCGCCCTCGTGGAGCATCCCGTTATCGAGCCTGTAAGGAGTAGCCGTTAAGCCCACCACCTTCATGCGCGGGTTCATGAGGCGCAGCGTATCGAGGCATTGCGCATACTGCGTGCCTGCCTTGCGCGGATACAAGTGCGCTTCGTCAATGATGCAAAGGTCGAACGGGTCGATCTGATGCACCTTGTTGTAGATCGTCTGAATCCCCGCAAACAAAATGTCCGCGCCACGGTCGCGCCGTCCGATACTGGCCGAGAAAAATCCATAGGGCGCTTCGGGCCACTCTTCGGCAAGCTCGGCCGCGTCCTGCTCCAGCAACTCGGCCCGGTGCGTCAGAACGATAATGCGCGTGCCTGGATAGGTTCTTACCGCCTCGGTGATGAAATGCGCCGCGATCAGCGACTTGCCCGCACCGCATGGCGCCACGATCAGCGGATTGCCGGCGTGATCGGACCAGTAGGCGTACAGGCTATCGATTGCGGCGCGTTGATAATCGCGGAGGGTTTTCACGAAACCTCAAACCAATCAGCAAACATCTCCAGCGCCCGCGCCAGATTCCGCGCGTCCGCATTCGGGACCGCAATCGCGCTCTCAACGCCGTGCTCGTCGTCGATGTAAATGACTTCGAGCGTGCTGGAATCCATGCTCTTGACGACAAAGCGCAGCTCCCGCAAATGGCAGTGGATCGTCAATTGCGGGTCGATCGCTTCGGGCAGCGCACTCATTTCATCACCTCCGGCATCCCCTCATAAACCTCAGTCGGCACCCCATCAGGATCGGCCAGCGGACGCAGCCAGCAAATCGGCACCCATCCGCTATATCCCTCATCCCATGCGACGAGCTGGGCGTCGTGGGGCAGGCGAGCATTGCCTCCTGACCCATTGCGGACAATGGTGCCCCTGACCAGCGTCTCCCGACTGGCAGCCGTCCCAATCGAGCCAATCTCAGCGGCGTCGGGCCACCAGACCAAGACTACTCGGGTGCCGGGGGTGTAGGGTTTAGTCATTGACGATTTCCCCGCTCATTGATTCCCGCGCCCGCTCCAGCGGCTCAGGCAACGGCAGAAGGTCGATGCGATCGGCGGCGCGTATCTCGTGGGAGGAATAGCCGGAGCCTGTATCGTCGCGCCCGTTGATCATCCCCGAATCGTACCGAATCCAGTCGCCGTCGGACTCTATCGCTCGTCGGGTCACGGGACCGGATGCAGTCTCGATGAAAGCGGGATGAAAGACATGGCTCTGACACCCCGCCCGCTGCTCATCGACCGTCAGCGTCTTCCCCCACCGAGAACAACTCCACGTCCCGTCCCGCTCAGCTGTGGCGTGCGCGCACGTCCGGCAGTTCACTTCGGGCGCCTTGTCTCTATGACACACGTCAGCGAACGTACAGAACCGGCACTCAAACCAAGAGGGGTCGTCGGAAATCTTAGTGAGAGGTTCTTCGGTGTAGATGATGCGCTCGGCTCTGTCTAATAGGCGACTGGCCTCTGACGGATTGGCTCGGACGCGCTCGGTGTATAGCTCCGAGTTATCTTTGCACTCCACAAAATACAGCGCGCGATCCATACCAGACAGCGCCATGCCGACCTGCATCTGCGCGTAATGTTCGGGCTTGGCTTCCTGCACGCCTTTCTTTTTTAGGGCGGCGAAGCTCTTGGCGTTCGATGTTTTCGCTTCCCAGAGGTGCCATTTCTCAGGCCGCTCTAACAGACCCACTAGGGCGCCGTCGAGGCTGCACCCAAAGTGCCCGCCGAGGGCGCTAAACGTCCACTGGCGCCCCGTGTCCGGGTCCACGTCGAGGACGGTAATCCCGACCGCGCGGAGCTCCTCGACAAAGCGAGGCTCGGCGTCCCATCCGTACCGGAACAGGCGCAGCATCCGGCCGTCGAAGGACGGGGAGTCGGCCCAACGAAACAAGTACCAGAGGCTACGATCACACGGCCGGCCGATGACGGATGCGCCGAGGTGCGGGCGGTGGGCGCTCTCTCGTTTCGCTTCGTAGTGGCGGTAGATCGCCGCGACGGTGGGCTGGATGTGTTTGGCAATATCGGGCATGGGTCGGGTCCGTGCCGGGAGCTAAAGAGGCGGGGCACTCACACGGAGCGCCCCGGAGGGTCAGCGTTCCCAGGGCTTCTTCCCGGCAGCCGGAGCCGGGGCGCTCGGAGCAGCCGAAGCACCCTCCATCGCCCGATACCCCTTCACCTCGTTCTGAGCATCGTACCCATCGCGCGCCGGCCGGATCGTCACCTTCGCCTGAAGCGGCTTGTCGTGCAGCTCCGTCGAGTCGTCAGGCGCCATGACGCCGACGGCGTGGCAGATTTGCGCGAGGTCCTTCTGCGCGATTTCAACCGCCTTCGGGTTCGGGTTATCGAGGTTGAGGTTGGTAAAGATGACCCGCCCCTGGTGCTCGCCCTCGATCACGTCGAAACGGAGCTTCAGGTACTGGCCCGTGCCCGCGCTCGTGGCCTTGAACTCCGAATCCGTGATCATGACGGAATACCAGCCGGCCGGAATCGGATCATAGCTGTCGGTGACTTCGATGTTTGCGGCATTGAAGCCGCTGAGATTTCCTGCCATTGTCGGGTCACTCCCCTTGCGTGGCGTTGGTGGAGCCGGACGCCGAAGCCCCCGGCAAGTGCTTGGCGAACTCGTCCCAGATGAGGGGAACGCTTTCGGGCATGGAATAGCGGTTTTTGGCGACCGCGAACGGACGCTCCTGGAGCAGCAGCATCGAGGTTTCGCCCTTGGCGACGCCGCGCCCCTTCTTGTCGTCGGCCTCCTGCTTCCTGACGAACACGGGAAGGTGCGCGAACCCGATCACGTCGGCCTGTTCGTACAGGTACGCAAACGCCTTCTTGTGCAGCTTGATCTGATAGCGGTCATACGGGTCCGTCTCCGGCGACTGGAACGTCACCACGTCCGTGTGCGCGATCAGGATGACCGTCATCCCGCGCGAGGCCAGCCCACGCAGCGCCGTCATCAGCTCGCGCCAGTAGTCGAGGGCGTAGATGTAGCCCTTGGCGAAGCCGATATCCTCGATGCTGGTCTTCCCGTGATCCTCGGCCACCTTCGCCCAGATCAGCGGCTCCAGCGCGGACAGGCTGTCGATGTTGACGGTCTGGAAATCGTGTTCGCCATACAGCGCAGCGACGGCTTCCATCACCTGATCGAACGTCTCGCAGAGCGGGAACGTCGGCACGTCAAGCTGGCCGAGACCGTCTTCGGTGCGGATGAAGATGGGCGACGGGGCCGATGCGCCGAAGGTGGTCTTCCCTCGGCCGGGCGTGCCGTGAATCGTGATGATCGGGGCGCGTTGACTTCCGCCCCGCTGGATGCTGGTTAGATCAAAGGCCATTAGGCTCAATCCTGTGTCGGGTGTCGGGACCGTGGACGCTACCGCGCGCCCGTGGTGGTGTCTAGGCCGTTCGTCGGGTCAATCGTCTGGGGTGATAGATACCCCAACCTTCCCCGGCCGGGATTCAATCGCCCGCGAGACCAAGCCATACACGGCAGGCTCATGCTCGCGCAGGTAGGTCAGGCCCTTGGTATCAATCTCGGCCTTGTACCGGATCGGCCGCAACTCCTCGGGCACGTCGTCCACGATGGCGAGCCATGCGGACTCATCGAGGCGGCGGTTGATGCGGCTCGTCGTCCTGATCTTGTAGCCGTCTGCCTTATAGGTTTTCGACCCTTCGTCGGGGAGATTCCCGAGCAGCTCGATGATCGCCTCCTCCGTGCGGATGCGTGCGTCGCGGGCGGATTCTTCGGCGCGTTTCTGGATTAGCCATTGTTGGGCTAGGGACTCTAGACTCATCATCGCCCCCTCATCGCAGTTTCGATTTGTTCGATCCGCTCGGCAAACATCTCAGACCTCACCTTGTCGCCCATGTCGAAGTAACCCCGACGCATGAACTCGTAATCCGCGATTAACTCGTGGAACCGAGACTCCATCGCTTTGAGCCGCTCAAGCTCCTTCATCGTGCCAACCGGCACAGTCTCAAAATCATCACTCATCGCCCATATTCTCTAACAAACACCCCAACCGCCCCCGCAAACATCTCCCTCCCGTGATGACTGATCGTCATCCACTGGTCGGCCCATACGCCGGGGCGGGTGTAGATGGTGTATCGGTACTCGGGCGCGGGGCAGTGCGTCAAATTTGCGAACCCGCCACGCACCAGCGCGGTCGGGTCGGAGTGCGTCGAGGCCAGCGCCTTGGCGACGTATTGGGGCGCGCCGTGCTCTAGGCTCAGGGCGTGGCCTTGGGTGGATAGGGTTGCGGTCATTGGACGCTCCTTATCAGCACGGTCGGGCGATGCGAAATGACTACCGCTCGCCCGCGTCGGTAGAGACGCACATCGCAGCGCCAGCGGATCGAGGCGCGGCGGATCGGGGGCACTGCCCGCCAGGCATCAAGCATGGCCGTGACTACTTGGTTGCCCGTGGTCTTCATGCGGCACTCCTCTCAGGCAGGCCCAGCGCCTCAACCCAC